GTCCTAGCCGCCTTGGAAATCAGGAACTCCTCCGGAGGTACGTTCTCAACCTTTACAGAACCACTCTTGTTTGTCCGCTTGACCGTAACGTCATACGATGGAACCTCAATAGGCATACCCATCATATCCATGCCAGCAGGAACCATCTCGACCTTCTGGCTTACAACGGTAAGAGACTCATCAGACAGCAACATGACCAATTCATCTTCAGTCAGGCTCTGGTATTTCTCTTTAATAACATCTTCTTGGGAATCCCAGTACGACTTAACGATGCCAACCTTCTCAAGCAAGGCATCCTTAAACCAGTTATGCAGGATCAGTAGACCTTCGTTCTCACGATAGAACACCCAGTTACAGTAGTCCGTAGCCTGTTTAGCAGACTCCTCATCTTCAGCAGTCTTAGGCTCAAAGTAGACAATATCCTCTGTTGTCGTAAAGACACGGATAAGTTGTGGCAATGCACCATCGATAGCCTCAGCTACCTCACCAGTGACGATCTGGCTGCGACCTTCTACCTCATTACCATACGGATTACGGAGATAGTAATCTAGCGCCTTACGACGCTCCTCAACGGTCTCTGTCTCAATGTATCCGATAGAGTCATCAATCTCAGACTCGACGATGCTCTTGATCTGGCCTTCATCCATCTTCATAGCAAGCCCTTACAGGAATTTTGCTTATTATACAACCCATTTTGCGTTAATAGGCAAGTCTGAAGACCACGAACTATCGCTCTCGTCAAGCCCTATTGCTAGGTATCTGAAGGCATCGGCATAGTGACTTGACCAATCATGCAAGGGCTTATCGTAGAAGACCTGCTGCTTCTCGTTGTATTCCCTACGATAGTTGCGTAGAGCATCGAGTCCAGCCTTGGTTTTGTGGTCAAACCAGCAACGTGGGAGCAAGCGTCTGACAGCTTGTATTCCATCGGCTACAGACAATCTAGGCGCAACCGTAATCTCAAGCCCAGCCTCGTTAAGAACCTCTTTACGGCTCTTACCAGTGCCTAGCTCCCTTACCTCCACATCGTGCGGCAGTATCTGTGCAAAGCCTTCGTACTTGTTTTCCCTGAGCCATGATACATACCAGTCCAGACCGACTCCGTGATTCTCGATGCAGTCGATAAGCCGCACTTCCTTCCCAGCCAACTGAGCAACGAACAGGCATGTAGAGTCAGCCACACCGAGGTCCCAAGCAACAAAAGACTTGCAAAGATCATCCCGGTCAATAGTCGTGATCCTAGACTTGGCCTCGAGATCGTTAATAATCTGACCATAATAACTACCCTCAACCGCTGCGTTAAAGGAACACTCAAACTCCTGAGCGTACTTGTCTTCGCCCATTTCTTTACGGGCATCCCAAAGTTCCTTTTCCTGAAGAATCCCTGTCTCGCTGGCTCTGAACTCAAGTAACGCCCAACCTTCCGCTGTCTGTGCGCGATCCCTAAAATCAGCAAAGTGGTTCTTACCTTTAGGCGTACCAATAAAGAGACACCACGTAGGAGCATCGTCTGTGTTCCTATCTGCTAACGCTGGCCTGATGACCTCGTTCCAGATCTTAGGGTTCTGATCTCCGATCTCATCCAGTACGACACCATCAAAATACTGACCACGCAGACTATCAGCGTTATCAGAACCATAAAGACTAATCCTTCTTCCCCAGAAGTCAACCCGTAGCTCCGAGATGTTTGCAGTAGCTCCCAAAGGACGAGTAAACTCCAGCAGATAATCCCAAGCAACACGCTTAGATTGAGCGTATGTAGGAGCAATATAGGCGAACCGAGGATTAGGTTTCTTACACTCAATGGCGGCCTTTATCAGATGGTTAATGGCAGATACAGTCTTGCCCATACGACGATGAGCCACTACAACCGTAAACCTGTGGTTATCTACTGCCTCATGGATCTTTAGCTGCTGATCCCTTGGCTTGTAAGCAATCTCGATTACTTCTGCCATGTAACTTGGTGTATTTGAGCGCCACCGTCTGGCCCAGATAACTCCTGCTTCTGAGTCTCAGCCCACTTCATCTGAGCCTTAGTCCACCAGATTAGTGCAGTCGTATCCCCACCCTGAGCCTTGTTAAACAGCGTCTTGGCTATCTGTGCGCTAGCCTTAGCCTTACCCAAATCTAGTTCAGTCCGGTAATGCTTACGCAGCGTCTTATCGTCTATACCGATCAACGCCCCTATCTGCTCATGAGGCAAGCCAAGACCAGCCGATGTTTCGACTAATCGCTTGTTTTCATCTGTTGCAATATGTTCATTCATTTTATTAAGGGGAAATGTTAATCATTAGTCAATAATACAGCCTTTTTGCCGGTGAAGTCTTGCCATCTCTTTACTATTACATCACAGTATTTAGGGTCTAATTCCATAATTCTTGCATTTCTGCCAATCTTTTCAGATGCAATTAAAGTTGATCCAGAACCTCCAAATAGATCAATTATCAAATCACCACTTTTACTAGAATTAGTAATTGCTTTCTCTACCAATCCTACAGGCTTTGGAGTTGTATGACCAATTACACGCTCTTTATCAAATTTCCATACAGAAGTTTGCTTTCTATCTGAATACCATGAATGTGATCCGTTATCCATCCATCCATAAAGACAAGGCTCATGTTGGCTTTGATAATCTGTTTGGCTTAATGTTAAGCTGTTTTTAGCCCATATAATCATTGAACTAAAGTGAAAGAATTCCCTAAACACCTTATGAAATACGTCAGCACATCTATCTGAATGGAAACAATAAATTGAAGCACCTGATTTAGATGTTGCAATATAGTTAGCAAATACGCCTCTAAGTAAATCCTCTAATCCACTTCTTGAGTCGTTATGAATCCCTTTATAATCTACTCCATAAGGAGGATCAGTAAACACCATATCGGCCTTCTGACCATCCATTAACTTATCCACAGCATCGATGCTCGTACTATCCCCACACATTAACCGATGATTGCCAAGTTGATAAATATCACCTAGCTTAGTAACCGGCTCCTCTGGTATATCAGGAACAGCGTCCTCGTCCGTCAATCCGTCTACTTGCTCAGGCTCAAGCAAAGTATCTAGCTCTTTTGGATCAAAGCCAAGAATGTCTAAGCTAAATCCAGCTTCCTTTAAGTCACCCAACTCTAGCGTAAGCATTGACGTATCCCAACCAGCGTTCATAGCTAATTGATTGTCAGCAATAACGTAAGCCTTTTTCTGGCTCTCGGTCATATTCTCTAGCTCAATTACCGGAACCTCGGTATATCCTAACTTTCGAGCAGCCAATAACCTGCCATGACCAGCAATTATTCCGTTAGTTCCGTCTATTAATATTGGGTTAGTCCAGCCAAACTCTTTGATGCTGGCTGCAATTTGAGCTACTTGAGCGTCAGAATGTGTGCGGCTATTTCTAGCGTATGGGATTAAAGACTCTACTTTTGCTTGCTTAACTTGCATTTGCATTATCCTTTGGATGTCATGCGCCGTAAATACCCTCGTATATATCCGGTCTGTTAGCCTTTATCCACTCTCGTGGTTCTTCATGGCATTTCTCAAAGTCTGTTCCTACTGTCTGGCTTCCTGCGTGATGAACATAAGCCCTTGATACGAAATGCTCAAACCCTGCTTTTTGCAGGTCATGGCATATTATATTATCGGAATACCAATTCGTGCTAGGGAACTTAGCTACATCCCATGCCTTCTTGCTAATGGTAGCAAATATTGGTGCTATGACTCCTGTGGGCTTAATGTAGAACTCGCTCTCCCACTTTAATCCGACTCGCTCATCTTCCTCTACCGGAAACCTAATGTTCTGGTCAGGCAATACATAGTCCGATCTTGCACCCAAGAATCCGACATTTACGCCGTTTGATTCCAGAATTTCCGAATCATTCTTCATCACATCTATAGCACTAGGTGTTATAACAACGTCATCGTTAGACACAATTACTGATTTATAACGTCCATGCTCAAAGGCATAATCTATTGCCGTATTGTAAGCATCGCCAAAGTTATCAGCCTGATTCGGCCTCCAGACCAAGTTAGGCAGGATACTCTTAGACTTATGCCAAAGCTCTAAGCTGTTACCAAATAGGTATACAGGCATCGTAGGCGCATAAACTCTAATGCTCTCCAGCAATATCGTTACGCCGGGATTCTTTACCGTACAGATAACTATAGCTTGCACAATGTCACCTTCATTGAGTCTACAGCTCTTGGAGTTCTTAGGATTTCCTGATCGCCAGCACCAGACTCTGACATTTCTGAGCCTAGTTCCGACAGCTTAAACTGAAGCTCTGCCAACCTAAAACCTGAATCCCAACCTAGATACCAACTCCACTCGGTATAGTACAGCCAGCTATTCTCGTTGAATGCTCTTACGTGAGTAGGATCTTGCCATGCACCTAGACTTAGCTCATACGGTACGGATATAACAAACTCACCACCGACTTTAAGTAAGTCTCGGCAGTTCCTCATGGCGCTTACTAAATCCGGAATATGCTCGAGCACATCATTAGCCAGAATAGTGTCAAACATCTCTGGTCTAATCTTGATCTGTCCAAATCGGGTATTTACTAGCTCACCCCATTTGACTTTAGATATGTCGCAACACCAGTCAGGATTAACCCTAGCCTGTATGTCTGAGTTTAGACAATCCTCTCTCCAGTCTTTGCCGGAGCCTAGATTTAATATCATTTTTTCTTGTTTCTAGCGGAAATAGCTGCGGCTTTTTGCTTGGCATCAGCCTTCGACGAGGCTCCCCATGCTCGTAAAGACAGTAACAAACGAGTAGGCTCACCATTTTTATACTCCGCACCCGGCATATTGCCCATACGAGCTAAGAAACTAGCCCTTCTAGGATTGTCTCCTGACTTAACGGGAGCCTTCAGGTTAGAGCCGGGATTCTCAGCCTCATAAGACTTGCGGCCTTTCTCATTAAGACCGCCCTTAACATTCTTGCCAGCCTTCTTAGTCCAAGCCGCTGCCATTATTCGTCCTCGTCTTCTTCTTCGGCGTACTCCATCTTAGCCATTCTGAGCATATTCTTCTGCTTCTCAGTCATAGCTTTGGTAATTCTTCCACCTACCAGCCAAGCAGAACAGCTACGATCAGCAGCGCATTTAAACTCGAAAAGCTCACAGTAGCCTAATTCTGACTCGGCAACCACCTCGTTAGCGTAAGTCTCAGCGTCTGATTCCTCACCCTGAATACCCTTGATAATACAGTCCATCATCTCAGGAGTCTGGATAAATGCAGCACAGTTACCACAGCGCATTGTCTGTGCATTCTCTGGAGTCGTAGCCCATTCCTCAGCACGTTTATCCCAGAAGTCTTCAGGTTCCTCTGGATTAGCCGGGCCATAGCCTACATTCTTAAAAGCCCAATCCCTATTCTCTAGGTTGAGCTGGATGTCTGAACAGACTTTAGGACAAGGTTTCATTTTTTGGCTTTATTCTTAGCTGTACGGGAACCACGAACAGGCTTGGCTGTCTTAGCCGCTTGCTTGAAGTCCGCTTTAGTAGGAGCGCCCTTAGTTCCCGGCTTCTTCATCTTCTCGCCTGAACCTTCGGCTATACGCTTACGCTTGGCATTAATGTTGGCATACAAACCCGGCTTCATTTCTTCCCCTTTTTCTTAGCTACACCAGCTTCAGAAAGCGCAATTGCTACGGCTTGTTTTTGAGACTTGACCACTGGGCCACCTTTGCCAGAATGCAGCTCACCTTTGCCATACTCACGCATAACTTTGGCTACCTTCTTGGCTGCTTTCGTCTTCTTCATTAAGAATCTCCTGTACCTGCTGTGCTAACTGCAATTCGGTAACCTCGTACCGACGCTCAAAGGCTTTCCTTCCCATGCCGTGATAGCCAGTATTCCCCCTGTGATGCTCGGGGCAAAGTGGGATAGTTGCGTAATTAGAATTCCTGACACCCATCCCCAAACCTATACCTCGGATATGGTGAATCTCTGCTGGAGTCCCAATATAGCCAAGCCTGTAACAAATTATACAGCCTATATCAGCTACTTTTGACAGGTATTGAGCCTCTTTTTTACGCATTACATACCTAACATTTTCTTAACTTCACCCAAGAACTTAGGATCAGTCGGTCTATTAGCGCGATAAATGCTCGGCGTAGTCCGGTTATAGCACCCAGCACAACGCCAGCCCCTCATGCTTCCTTCCTTACGATAACCACCTTCCTCCGGCTTAGATTGCTGGCAGCTATTGCAAAAACGCATCTTCATTTATTCTTCCCTTGGAGTTTCTTTTGGACATCCAGAACCAGAGCTTTAATCTGGTCTGGATAGTAATACTTGAGATTACCGAAATGCTTTAAGCCGAGTTGTTCTACCTCATGCTCGGTTAAATTCCGCAGCTTGATGGGCAATTCGCTGGTCTCGAATAATTGCCTTTGCCGGGTCATAGCGTAAGAAAGATTCGCCCTCGTCACATTCAGGACATACCGTTACGGTTCCGTCAGAACAGCAAGGATCGTTCGCAGTAGGAACATCATCACTATCTGTTACATAACCGCAATACTCGCACTGCACTAAGTTGCTATCATCCACTATGTTTGTGTCGTTCATATTATCCTCTTATTGAGTTGATCTATCTATATTCCGATTACTAGCTTCCTGTGACCGCCAGACATCAATCCTAGCCTGTGCCGCTACCAACATCCACCGCAGTGTTTCTGCCTTCTCTACGGCTTCTTTAAGGCCATCCAGTACCGCTAGATACTCTGGATGACTGTACGCAAAATTGTCTTTATCTGCAATAGTATTTCCGATTGCTCCTGCAAATAGCATGGCTTTCTTGCTCTTACGGAATTCCTCTAGGTACGTAACCTGAGCCTTAGCCTGAGCATATTCAGCAGAGTGCCGAATCATGTAGTCAATGCTTTTATGTGGATTTATTGTTTTCATATAGTTAAGCCGGGTTTCCCCGGCTAGTTATTTTTTAATTTACTTTAAAAACTGTTGCCAATGATTCAACTGTATCTTTGTTTAAATATACGTCCATATCATCTTTAAAATAAAGAGCGCCGTAATTAAGGCCGCTGTCGCTCATAACATTCATTGCCAAAGTCCAGCCCTTTGCGACCATTGCGGCTTCTACTTTTTTGATTAGTGCATTCATTTTTAGCTCCTAGTTGATTGATATTGTGCTGCTGTGAAAGAACTATAGCATAGTATTCTCCAAGTGCAACATAAATATTTCTATCAGTTACTATTCCCCGATAGTTTTAGCCTTTGCAATGGTCATACACCGCTTTTATTGCGTCTTTTGCATTATTTACCACCGCAACCTGACCTCTCCATCCTGCGTGCCAGATAACCTGCTGTGGTGTTAGCTTCCCATCCCCATCTTTAAGCTCTAGCAGGACGTTATAACGCTTACCGTTATGGCTATGGCCTACCAGTAGATCCGGACAGCCTTCCCCTACCTTATGCAAATGCTGGACGATAAACCCTTCTTCCCGCAGTGCAGCAACAATAGCCTTCTGGTTTCCATCTACTCGGTAAGCTCTCAACGCCAATCTCCCTTTATCCCTCGGTTTCCTTTAGCCCACTGCTCTTTACAGTCATTGGCTAGCTTCTCTGCTACTACATCACCCCTAGCTTTCCTAACCCTAGCTAAGTAATCTAAAGCCTTATTCCTATCCTCAGCTCTCCAGCGTAATACTTGAGAAACCTCACACTTATGACGGTATTCTTCGGAGTCATCCACTAAATCTACCCTTGTTATCAAAGTCCATAGGCATGGCTCCAACCTTCTCTATAAATTGCTGGCTGCTGCTATGGTAATAAAGACCATACCACTCCTGAGCCTCACCATTGCGCTGCTTCTCGCACATTAAGTAAGCATCTGGCTGTGTCTCGTCTATCTGTTCGCCCCGGTTCCTCATGTTCTCTTTCTTCTTGTTTCGCCACATCAGAAAAACATTGTCCACCTGATCCGAGATAGATCCAGAACCCTTTAAGTCATTCTTGTTCGGCTGCTGCTCCTCATTGACCAGCTTGCGGATATGGTGGACTAAATGGATGTGTACCGAGTGATCCCTAGCCAATGCCGTTAGCTCGTCAATAAAGTTCTTCTGACCATTAAAGTCATCCTCACCCTTAACGCACTTCATTAGGCTGTCGATAAAGATATGCTTGATGCCTAGTTCCGTAGCGCAATACCTTGCCATAGCAATAACTTTATCGGTAGACGTTGTTCCCTGTTGATCGTAAAGAAACAATTTGTCAGAAACATAGGTATCGAATCTGACAAAAAGGTTGTGGATATATTTCTCACGGTCATTACTTAACGGGTTATCTATGTACTCACCAGAGAACTGCCTAACCATACGCTCTAAGGTTTTCTCAGGCTTCATCTCAAAGCTGGCTATGCAGACCTTCTGGCCTTGACGAATCAGGTTCAGCGCAATCTGACCAGTTATCAGCGACTTACCACCACCGTTACCACCAGCGTAAACAGTAACCTCACCATCCCTAAACGCAAAAGTAGAATGCGTCTTAGGCCAAGGCAATACAATTTTTGTATCAGTTTTACTATTTAGATAGCTTTTCTTGATAACTTCCGACCATTCCGTAGCCCGTTTGACCTTAATCGTTATGTCGTTAGCGTGTAGATACTTCTCTACATCAATGACTTCTGACTTTAGGAATCTGGCTTTTCTGGCCTCGTCTAAATCTATTGCTCGATCTTCAAGGCTCATATTGTCCTCAGTTAATATAATTAGCTGCTTCGTTAATTCGCTCAAAAGCCGTTTTAAGGCGTTTTCTATCGGTGTCTGATACCTGCCTACCTTCTGACAAATCAAACGCCGCTATGGACGTAATAAGTGCCTCAAAATGGATTATTCTGAGCAGGTCTGTGGCATAAAATGGTCTGCGCTCGGATTTCTTGGCCTGTGTATCGCTTGTGTAGCCTAATTTATTCTCTTTAGGAAACAAGTCTCCGATGTCCATACCGACAGCAGAAACTATTTCGTTAGCAGAACATCCAGCAAAACACTTGAGCAGAATGCGACCATCGTCAAGGTGCGTGATTGCTAGGCTAGGACTACGATCAGCGTGAGCAGGACAGCAAGCAGTCCAGCGACCTTTAGAGCCTTTAACTTTCTCTAGTCGATTGAGTAGATTACCGATCATAGTATGCGCCTTCCCATATTCATCACGTTAGTTGTAGGTGCTGTTATTTCGTCTTCCCAACGGTTTGCATTAAGCCATGATGCTGGATGAGGAACAAATTGAATTTCTTTACTGGGAAGCTGTTGATGATTGATTGCGTCTAACATTTTCTTTAAGACAACATCATCAGGCTTAATCTTTAGCCAAGCCTTTAAAGCATTAGGCTTTGCTACCTTACGAGGATATTGCTTCCAGAAAATATCAAATCGATCAATATATTCTTGGTTATTGGTTATTGGTTTATGGTTATTGGTTAGTTGAACATCCGTTGAACAGGTGTTGAACCGACGTTCAGCAGATGCTTTACCAGCCCTAGATGCTTGCTCAATTTTCCCTCTGTAATGAGCTATTTCTTTATCTGCTCTAACGTTAATCCAACCATCATCACTTAACGTAAAAAACTCCTCTAAAATCAACTTCACCTCATCCTCAAACTCACGCATGTTGATCTGACGAGCAACTGATGCTGAACCGGAGTTCAACGGACGTTCATGGAGATAGTAAAGGTCAAGTAACCTACGGTAAGCAATATCCTCGATTGGTGATAAATGTCGAGTATGGCTAGTGTAATCACCTATGTGAAATTGGTAATAATTCATAGCTTTTTCCAATAAAAAAGCCCTAGGAGAGACTCTCACCGCATAACGGTGTTGGCAGACTGGTGGGTAACCAGCAGAGTCCCTTCTAGGGCTTACCCATATACGCGCTGCCAAGCACGTAACTACTATACCTTAACGCCTCTTAAGGTGCAAATCCTGCATACGTTGCTATCTTTGAACTGAGTAACAGTACGGCTTTTCTTACATCCTCGGCAGAATCTAGTACCGAAATAGCTTGAGTTCGTTGAGTTTGCTGGTACAGGTTTTAAAGGATCGCTGCTCAATTGGTTGACCTCTGGGTGACAGTTTGGGCAAGAAGGTTTGCAACGGCTTCCATCGCAAAGACGGTGCTGGCTCATTTTGCTCGTTCATAATTTGTGGTTCCGTATTATCCGACATTTTTGTCTATCCTCATGGCTAAAGTCAGGGCTAATCTCAGCCACCATACAAGGCAGCTTTGGTGGCATATTATGCACTTTGATAGCCCAATGAATAGCCAATCCACCACAAATAAACCAGAATCCAATTATTAACTTCTCGGCAACTTTCATAATCTCCTCCTGTAGTTAAGCTGCCCATAGATATTGCCCATGTATAATATTCCTGTCAATTGATATTATTTATCGGCAACAGATAACTGATAGAAATATTTTTGTTGATTCATGAGAATACTCTGCTATTATCTCTACATGGACGCAGCACAATATCAACGACTAGGAGCCGCAAATGAACGTAATCAAGACTGCAACATTAAAAAAGCCATACTGGAGAGCAGATTCAAAAAACGCTAGTGTTTACGCATATTATCCAGCCGGTACTGTAGTTAGCGTTATTTCAAGAGGTAAGGGCTACTCATCAATCGTTAAATTGCCAGAGAATGAATTTGATACAGATTTCCGTGGATGGCAAGGATTAACCAAAGACCTGAAATTTATCTAATAAATAAATAGCCGGAGAAATCCGGCTTAGAACCACAATATCAACTACTAGGAGACCAATATGAATATCGATGAAATCAAGGCAAAGATAGCAGCACTAGAAGAATCTAATGCGTACTGGAAAAAGTGCCAAGACGGTAGTTATGAAATGGCCTTAGATGTTGCTGGTTACTGGAAACTTAAAGATCAACTTAAGGAGCTGGAAAATGGAAAATCCAATAATCAGTGACGTTCGCACTCAAGCATATAAAGACGGTATTGCTGAAGGCATGGAAATAGCCCGTCAGATGCTCTGTAAATCGCTAGGCAAAGACATTGATTCATACGGCAGAGCCTTGGCTCATGTAGATGTAATGATTATTGAAATGGAAAGGATGAAACGTGAACAAACTGCTATCGACGAATGACTGGTTTGCTAGACATCCAGTTTTCTGTGGTGTAATAATGATCGTTCTTTACCTTATTTCATGTTCAATATGAGTAAATCCATACTAGATCCATCATTTAAATATGTTCCTGCATCCAGTACCAATGTTGCTAAAACCTTTGCAAAGATTCGTAGAGAAATGCAGGTTAAGGCTAATTCGGTACAGCCTATTCAGGAAAAACAATCATTCAATATTGTGCAGTATAAAAAATTCAAGGGATAAATAATGTCTGAATATCAAGTGTACGCAAAGCTGCAAAAAGCTAGGATGATGTTGCAAGCAGCGCCAATAAAGAAGTCAGGACACAATAAGTTTGCAGGTTATCAGTATTTCGAGCTTGGGGATTTCCTTCCAACCATTAACGAGATATTCAATGAACTTGGACTCTGCTCAGTCATCAGCTTTGATAAAGAGCTGGCTACTTTGCGTGTTATCGATACTGATAACGGTGGGTCTATTACATTTACTAGCCCGATGGCTGATGCTCACCTAAAAGGCTGTCATCCGATCCAGAACCTTGGTGCTGTAGAGACGTACTCACGTAGATACCTTTACGTTACAGCTCTTGAGATCGTAGAGCACGATGCACTAGACGCTACAACAGGCTCAGAGGCTCCTAAGTCAGCCAAGCCTATTACTAAAGATGTGTTTGATGGATTATCAGCAGAAGAACAGGAGATGGTGAATAGCTTTGCTATGAATGCAGTTCTGATGCTGAACAAGGATGATGTAGCTGGGGCAGTTGAGTACATCAATTCGCTGGAGTTGGATGCAGACTGGAAAACAGCACTCTGGAGCCAATTCGATAGCAAGCAACGTAGTGCAATTAAGAAATTTACTAGCTAAGGAAAACTATGGAATACGACAATACTAATCGCGGCATTCTGTCTAAGAATCAAAATAAGACAGCAGATAATCACCCAGAATACTCAGGTTCACTTAACGTTGACGGTACTGATTACTGGCTATCAGCATGGATTAAGGAATCTAAGAAAGACGGTAAGAAGTTCTTTAGCCTGTCAGTTAAGCCTAAAGATGCACCTAAATCTAAACCAATGCCGGAAGAAGATCCTAACGATCCCATTCCGTTCTGAGCTACGGAGAGAAAGCAAGCTGGCAGGAGACTTTGGTCAGTTCACTCCTTCTTGTGAGTATCTCCACCTTTTATGGGGAAAGCGGATGCCGAATGCGCTATAGGTAATAACCGAAGGGCAACCGTTCGGGGCTAAGGACGCAGCGAGTACCCACCTAATACGCCAAGCCGGTAGTGGCGAGTAACTCCGGCAGCAGGGGCTAGATCCTCCTTCGATATAGTCTCCAAAATCTAGTGACCCTGCACCAACTTACAGGAGAAATACGTGATTCTTGATGAACTACAAAAACGATTTGACATTAAAAATGACCGTCAGCTATCCATTAAGCTAGGTGTAGCTGCTCCAGTAATTAGCCGACTGCGTAACGGTAAGGCTAAAGTCTCAGCAGAAATGATGATCGCTATCCATGAAGTATTCGGACTGCCGATTGCTGAGATTAAGGAATTGTCTAAATGAGTTGGAACATTGTTGAACTAGACGTAATCCGCTGGGCAGAAGCTAGGGGAATCATAGCTAACTCAGACTCTAAAACACAGATGCTCAAAGCAGTCTCAGAAATGGGGGAGTTAGCCGATGCTATTATTAAACGGGATAGATCTGCTATTGTTGATGGCATTGGTGATGTGCTTGTTTGTCTTATTGTGGTGGGGGCTTTAGAAGACGTAAACCTTACCCATTGTCTACAGTCTGCTTATAACGAGATTAAAGACCGTAAAGGCTACCTCAATAAAGATGGAGTCTTCGTAAAGGATGAGTGACTCAATTAACCCTCAGCACTACCAAGATGGCGGTATCCAGACCATCGACTTTATCGAGGCTAAAGGACTTAATTTCCACCTTGGGAATGTCGTTAAGTATGTATCTAGGGCAGGTAAGAAAGGTGACAGGCTAGAGGATCTGCTTAAAGCTCAATGGTACTTAAACCGTGAAATAGAAAGAATTTCCAATGGCTAGACCTCGGAAGAATCCAAACGATCCTAAGTGGAATGCTCAAAATATTGAACATAATGTGCATATAGAGCCAAATAATGCACATAAATTTAAACAAAAGCCAGATGAATGGATACTACTGTTTTCAACAGCATTTGGCGGTCTGGTTTCAAGAGGCGGCATGTCTATGGATCAGACCATTAAAACAGCATCACAGTACGCTGATGAGGCTATTAAATTTACTGCTCGGTAAACTAATTTGATTATTAAGGCATTTTCAATAAAAATTTACCGTTCAGGTTATACAGATATAAGCTCACCTCGAAATACTACGTGATCCTCATCCCATACCTGACATAGTTCTGGAGGCAACATCTTCCCATCAACATAGGTTAAAACTGCAAATCCTGACCTATGATTTTTTGGGTTGTCTTCAGAATACTCAAACTGGTTACCATCAACGTCGCACAGCGTACCTGTATCTACACCGTATCTATCCCCACGATAATCAGACCAAGGCGTAACTTTAAGGCTATGTAAGTGGCCTGTGACTACACTGATACCAGCCTTCATCGTATTGTTGTAAACAGCATGGATGCCATTATGATAACGATGCTTAATCATTGTGGTGTCATTGACCATAATGCTAGTTGAGAACTTCCAACGTGGGAAATGGTCAGTCAGATTCATGCCTTCTACGCCTCGCCAAGTATCCCCTACCTGAGCCGCTAAACGGGCATTAAAACGTTGGTCATGATTCCCCCAACACCAATTAAGGGAAGCACCTTTTGCAGCCTTCTCAACCTCCTCTAGACGATCCTGACAGGCTTCTAGCTCCTGTTTTACTGTAGGCGTAGATCCCCATCCTGATACGGGATGACGGGAGATGCTAGCTCCGTCAAATACATCGCCATTCATAACAACCATCTTTGGTTTTAGTTGCTTGATGATCTTTACGAATGCGCGGTGAGCAGTGCTGATAATGCCGGGCCAATAATGACAGTCAGACCCTACGATAATAATTCCATTCTGTAACTCTACATTGACCCTGATATTATTCTCTGGATACGTAACCTTAAAGTCTGGGCTATTCTTTGCTATGCCTTTGAGAATAATCCCATTATCTTTTTCAATACGTCTGCGCCTTATATGAACATTTCTTTCAGAGATTTTTAATATTTTTGATATTTCTGTTGCTGATCCGTGTTTATTCCACAAAGCAATGAATTCTTGCTCTGTGCAAGATGGTTTTCGCATGATCCCCTCTAATTTGTAAAACGATGGAATTCTCCGCACCAGTCATCCCTTGCTACTACCGGGAAAGTGCTATCAAAATCGCTATCTCCCATGTTGATTAG